CGGGCGGCCGTTAGGTTCTTACTTTCTCGGTTGACGCTTAGCGGTCGCCTATCAACACCCGTCAAATAAATTGGTGGCATACTTACAGCATGGCGATATTTTCACGGTCAGTAAACAAGGCGGCTATATCGCCTGAGCCAACTAAAGCGGCAGCCGCAGGCGGTGGCTACTACTCGGCAAACACCGCTGGTATGAACATGATTGGCCAGTACTACTCGTATGTTGAGGGCGACGCGCGCAACCGTGCAATGAGCGTACCAACGATCAGTCGAGCGCGCGATCTAATGGCATCGGTGCTTGGTTGTATGCAACTAAAAATGTATAACGAAATTTGGAACGGCGACGAAATGGAAAAAGTGCCACTAGCGCCACGCACATGGCTACGACGCATCGACCCGACATTGCCAAACAGTTTTATTATGTCGTGGACATTTGACGATCTATTTTTCTTTGGTCGCGCATTTTGGTACATCACGTCACGTACAGCCGACGGATACCCAGCCTCGTTCACTCGACTACCCGCAGCAATGGTCAACACACTTGACCAAGCAGGCCCGGTGTGGTTTGCGCCGTCAAAAGAAATTACATTTCAAGGCGGTGCGTTAAACCCTGATGATCTTGTGCAATTTTTGTCGCCGATACAAGGCATCGTTTATATGAGCGAAAAAGCAATAGCAACCGCGTTACAACTTGAGGCCGCACGGTTTCGCAATTCATCGTCGGCGATACCGGCAGGCATTTTGCGTCAAACAGGTGGCGAGCCTTTAAGCGCACAAGAGTTAGCCGATCTTGCGGCAGCGTTTAACGCGGCTCGAGCAACAAACCAAACCGCCGCACTAAACGAATTTGTCACCTACACCGAAACACTTACTAGCCCCGACAAAATGTTGCTGATCGAGAGCGCAGAGTTTCAAGCAATGGAAATGGCACGACTATGCAACATTCCGCCGTACCTTGCAGGCGTATCGGTCGGCTCGTACTCGTACCAGTCATCAGCCGAGGCGCGCATGGATTTGTGGACATTTGGCGTACGTGCTTACGCCGATTGCATCGCTGGCACACTCAGCCAAAACAACGTGCTACCAAACGGCACATACGTCGAATTTGATGTCGAGGACTACCTGAAAGGCGAATATTCGATGAGTGACTACCGCGAAGACAATTCCGAAACCCCGATACCAAATGGAGTACTATAAAATTTATGATCAGATTATCCCCTTCACAGATCACGGTTGACGCAGCGGCGGCAGAGGGCTTGCCGTCGCGGTCAATCTCAGGCGTAGCAGTCACCTACGACGAAACAGCGACCGTCAATGACGGTACAAAGGTACGGTTTTTGCAAGGGTCGTTGCCAGTCACGGGGCGCGACCCGAAACTTTATATGCAACACGACGCTAATCAGATCGTCGGCAAAGTTGTTGAACGTGTAGACACGCCGCAAGGCATGATGTTTACGGCCAAAATTAGTCAAACACGGTTAGGCGACGAGGCGTTGACGCTCGCAAATGACGGCGTTATTGACGCGGTATCTGTAGGCGTTACTCCAACAAAATTTAGTTACGACGAGGAAGGCGTGATGATCGTCGAGGCCGCCAACTGGTCGGAATTGTCGCTAGTTAGCGAAGGCGCGTTTAGTGGCGCGGTCATCACCGAGGTTGCAGCAAGCGCACCAGAGGAGACTATCCACGAAACCGAGCCAGCAGTAGAGTTACAATCAGAACAAGACACAACAAAGGACACAACCCCTATGAGCGAAACACAAGAAACACCAGCAGTCGAGGCAGCAGCAACAGTTGAAAAATTGTGGGCGCAACCAAAACGCAAATTTGATTTACCAACAGCAGGCGAATACCTTGCCGCAATGCACATCGGTGGCGAAACATTTCGCAACGTTGCAGCAGCAGCACGTGAGTTCGCTCTTAACAATCGCAGCGCACTTCAAGCAGCCGCAGGCGACGTACTCACAACCGATACACCCGGTTTGTTGCCAGTACCAGTACTCGGGCCAGTATTTGCTGACCTTAACTACATTCGACCAGTTGTTGCAGCGATCGGTTCGCGCGCAATGCCTGACGGTGGCAACCAAAAAACATTTATCCGACCAACTTGGACAACACACACAAGCGTTGCATCGCAGTCAACTGAATTAAGTGGAGTTAGCGCAACAACACCAGTTATTGCGTCAAACGTAGTCACAAAAACTACGCTTGCTGGTCAAGTCACTTTGTCAGTACAAGACGTCGACTTTACGTCGCCAGCAGCAATGCAAATAATTTTGCAAGACCTTGTTGGTCAATACATGTTAAAGAGCGATGACATCGCAGCCGACGCAATCGCAAACGGCGCAAGCGCATCAGGTTCAACATGGACAGTTACAGCCGACGACCCGTCAACGCTAATCGCAGCAATGTACGACGCAGCAACAGACATCTTGAACGCAACAAACTTCTTGCCTGATCACGTTTTCGTATCACCTGACGTTTGGAAAAAACTCGGCAGCCAGCTCGATCAAGACAAACGACCAATTTTCCCATACGCAGGCGTAGCGGGTCTTATGGGCGTAAACGGTATGGGTGCAGCAAACATCACAGTTGCAAACACCTTTAACCCGTTTGGTCTTAACCTTGTAGCAGATCGCAACTTTGCAGCAGGCACATTGTTTGTTGCTCGCGGCGCAGCCTGCGAGTTCTACGAACAAGTACGCGGCCTGATGTCAGTCGAAGTACCGGGCACACTTGGCCGAACATTCAGTTACTACGGCTACGTTGCAACGTTCATCGCTGACAGCGACATGGTTAAATACATCGTCGTTAGCGGTTAGTCGAGTAGCGGCGTAACCGCTATGGCAACATATCTAACAGCATCAAAACAATTGTTAGGCAACTACGCCTGCATATCTACGCTCGAGCCAACCGACATACAAGTTGGCGACAGCGTAGTTGTAGGCGCGTTAGGCGCACCGTTCAACGGCACGTTCACGGTCTTAAAATGCCCGCAATACAAATACACGGGCATTGACAGCGAAACTGGCGAATGGACATTTGACGCAACAATCGCAATACCGAACCAATTGCTTTACGCTTGCACGGGTGACGATGTCGAATTTGCGGCGATCTACACAGGCACAGTCGCGTTCACACCGACCTGCACGTGGATTACGGCAGCAAACCTAATCACCTATTTGGGTGTGTCGATCACTAACCCGTCAGATGATTACACGCTGATTACACAAGCCGTTAGTGCTGGCAACCAGTTTTGTAGTCGTCGTCGAGCCGAAGCAGGCTACAACGACAGCCTTAGCACGTCGCCTAGCGGTGATGTCACGCTCGGCACTTTGATGTATGCGGCCGCGTTGTGGCGTTCGCGTGGCTCGCTCGAAAACGTGTTTGCGTCGTTTGACGGCATGGGTACAGCACCCCAGCAATCGTTGACGCCGATCGTTAAACAGTTGTTAGGTATTGATCGACCTGCGGTTGCCTGATGCCCGCACCATACACCGATCTATTTAACGAGACGCTAGACGATCTCGCTACGACGCTTACCGCGATCACTTCGTTGCGTGTCGTGACCGACCCAACGAAACTTGTGCCAAATTGTGTGTTTATTCAAGCGCCAAGTTTTACGACGATTGCTGGCAACGGCAACATCGTGCGCATGGACTACCCGATCAAAGTTGTTGGTAGTGGCCCAGCAGGTTTGCCCGTGTTGCGCGAAATATTGCAAATCACGGCAACGGTTTTGGGGTCGGCAATAATTGTCATGTCGGGTCGCCCCGGCACACTTGACATAGGCGGGCAAGAGTACCCGTGCTACGACCTATCGGTCGGCGTACAAGCACAAACGGCGTAATACACACCGACAGGCAATCGTTATGGTAAAACTATAGGTACAAGACAAAAGGATTAACACATGGCAACTAGCACCTATCTATCAAACCCAGTCGTTTTAATCGGTGCGTCAAGCGCAGCGACAACCGACATAACCGACCAAGTATCGGCAGTCACCGTCAATTACGTTGTCGAAGCACTTGAAGACACCGCGTTCGGATCGACAGCCCGCACCAACACCGCAGGCCTGCAATCAAACAGCGCAACATTGACTTTGTATGCGTCGTACGCAACATCAGAAAGTTACGCAACATTGTCAGCGCTGGTCGGCACAAAATGTTATATCAAGGTGACCCCAGCGTCGGGAAGCAATACCGCAACAAACCCCGGCTTTGAGTTGACCAACACGTTCTTGAGCGCGTTGCCAGTTGTCAATGCGAACCTTGGCGAGTTGTCAACATACGACATCGAGCTTGTTGGTGGCAGTTACACAGTTGACGTAACATGATCTAACGTGCCAATACTGGCCGAGAACAGGAACAGGCAATGAGATTAAAACTAAAAGTCGATCTACAAGACGGCACAGCGCCACTCGAATTAACGACAAATATGTTTGTTATTTGCGAATGGGAGAAAACTGAGGGTCGCAAAATTAGCGACGGCAAAGGTATTGGCTACACCGATCTAGTTTGCTGGGCGTACAACTTGTTGAAACTTAGCGGCGAGAAAATGCCAGCAACATATCGTGACTGGGTTAAAGCAAACCCGAACATGACGATTGAGGCGATTGACGAGACAGACCCAAACCATACGGCGTAGGCAGTTACCGACGGCAACTAGCCGAGTTATTAGTTGCAACAGGGTACTGGCCTACGGCAATCGAGTTTGACACGCGCGACCTAATCACGGTGATTACGATATT